ATACGTCTGTGGTTGGGCAGGTCGAGCCACGGCTGGTTACGCCCACTATTGGGTACGAGTCTTTCGGGCCTTCCATTGCGGAGTTTTCGGCGCAGACCCTCGGACGCGAACTGTTTGACTGGCAGAAGTTGGCTCTTGACCGTTCGTGGCAACACGATGACGAACTGAACTTTGTTCACAGCAAGGCTTTGATTAGTTGCGCCCGACAGAACGGGAAGACCACGATGAACGCTGCGATTGTGGGATGGGCGTTGACTGTTCTTCCTCGTATTTGGGGGCGACCCGTCCGGATCCTTTCGGCAGCGCACGAGTTGTCTCTTGCTTCCGAAGTTTTCGAGGAGTTGCGTGAGCATTTAGAGCTGTGGGAAGAGTCCGGGCTTTGCAAGGTGACGTGGGCTTACGGCAGGCATGAGGTTCGCATGGTGGACGGGTCACGCTGGAAGGTGTCTGCAGCCACGGCGAAGAAGCATGGTGGCTCGTGGGACATCCTTCTCCTCGATGAGATTTGGAGCATTACCGAGGGCGCAATCTTCGGCGCTCTTCTTCCGTCACAGATCGCAGTCCCGTCTCCGTTGTGTTGGATGACTTCGACTGCTGGCGATGAGGGAAGCCTTGCGTTTATCAAGTTTCGGGAGCAAGCCATCGGTTGCATTGACTCGGGCACCCCGTCCGATCTCTTCATGGCGGAATGGTCACTTCCCCCCGGTGTTGACCCTGAGGACGAACGCTATTTCGGGTTTAGTAACCCCAGCCTCGGAAAGACAATCACGATGAAAGGTTTACGCAGTGCAGCTGCTGCACCTGATCGAACACAGTTCCTCCGCGCCCACTGTAATTTGTGGGTGAGTGCAGCACAATCTTGGATGCCTCACGGCATGTGGTCTAAACGCAAAACGGATTGGAACGAAGGCGAAGGTGGATACCTAAGTGTGGACTCCGCTACCGATGGCTCGAAGTATGTGGGCGTGTGGGCACGGCCTGACCCTGACGGTCATGTCGTTGTTTCGATGGCGTTTACAACAGAGTCGAACTTTGAGATGTGGCATGAAATCACAACACGTCTTGAGGCTGACCCGAAATTGAAACTGGCGATTACGCCGGGGCTGTATGTTCATACCCCTGAGAAGTTCCGACTTCGCACAACCCAATGGGGCTACGGCGAGTTACTGAAGTTTGTGGGCGTGGTTCGTAGTTTCATTATTGAGGGACGCATCCTGCACACAGGTGAAACAATGCTGGCGGAGCATGTAAACAGGGCAGTACTCGTAAAAGCGGAGAACTCAATTGTCATTTCTAGTCAACGATCACCCGGGCCGATTGAGGCTGCACGGTGCATGGTTGTCGCAGCTGCTCTTGTTTCTGCTAAACCTCAGAGCGCAAAACCTTCAATGGGTTCATCAAGATAGTTGCATTTGCAACAACCTTGTGTAAGACTCCGAGTGGATGGGTATTTTCTCACGCAAAGTTGACACGGCCGCTTTTGCCTCTGCACCAGTGCAGGCGGCTGCAGGCGCGTCCTATATCGGCAACTTCATCAACTACACCACTGGTTCTGCTGAGGTTCGTGCGCTGAGCATCCCCACGGTTTCCCGTTCCCGAGATCTTCTTGCTGGCATCATCGGATCTGTCGGTCTCAAGCATTACTCCAAGCAGTGGAACGGCTCCGACTATGACGAGGTATACCTGCCTCTTGAGCCTTGGATGGAAACCCCCGACCCCAAGGTCTCACGTTCGTTCTTTTTCGTAAACATCTTCTCGGACATGTTCTTCTACGGTGCGGCGTACGCCTACGTCACTACGCGCTACTCCACCGGGTTGCCTGCCTCGTTTACATGGCTCCCAGCTGCAAACATCTCCAGCACCGAACAGACTGGTATCCCTCAGTATTTCGGGCCATCAAAAGAGCTTGAGTTCAATGGCAACCCACTCGATGTAAACAATGTGATTCAGTTCTTGTCGCCTATTGAGGGCATCTTGAAGATTGGTCAGCGCGCCATCAACACGTCATTGTTTCTTGATCAGGCAGCTGACCGTTACGCCAGTCTCGAGACCGTCCCCGGTTATCTTCAGCAGATTGATGGCGAAGACATGTCGGGTGATGACCTTGGTTCTCTTGCTTCGGCGTGGGCTGCAGCCCGTAAACAAAACGCTATTGGCGCGTTGTCGCGTCAGGTTCAGTTCCGTGAGTTTGCACAGAACCCTCAAGAAGTCATTGCGGATCAGCGCAAGTATCAGTCCCTTGAGATGGCTCGTCTTTGTTCAGTCCCTGCGTACCTCGTAAGCGCACCAACTGAGGGCGCTTCGATGACGTATCAGAACGCCCAGCAAGCGCGTCAGGATTTGTACCTGTTCGGCGCTCGCATCTACATGGACGCTATTGAGCAGACCCTTTCCAGCGCACAAGTTCTTCCTCGTAACCGCTATGTCGAGTTTGACATCGAGGACTACGAAGGATCAGAAAGCCCTAGTGGAATGCCTAACAATGAAACGGATGATGAATTGTGAAGATTGAGTTTGTAGCTGTGCCAGTCACCTTGGACGCTGCCGCTGGCGAGGACAGCCCCCGATCCATTACGGGTGTGGCTGTTCCTTGGGACACTCCAGCGGCAGTTTCCTCGGGTGAGTCAGTCATGTTTAAGCGTGGCGCTTTTGATGTAAACGCTAAGGCACCAAAACTTCTTGAGGGTCACGACATGACGCAGCTGCGTGGTGTTGTCACCGAACTTGTTGAAGCCGAAGAGGGTCTTTTGTTTACAGCAAAGTTTGCAAAGACTCGCGCATCCGATGAGGCCATTGAACTCATCAAGGCTGGCGCTTACGACTCCGTAAGTGTCGGCGCAATCCCCGTCAAATTCAAATACGACAAAGACGGAACGATGGTTGTCTCCAAGGCGAACCTCGTAGAAATCTCGTTGGTCGCACAGCCTGCTTTCGCAGATGCGGTCATCACAGAAATCGCTGCTTCCCAGCCTGACGAAGAGTCAGAAGAAGAAGTTGTCGAACCCCAACCCCAAGACATTTCCGAGGAGGAATCCATGTCACAAGTAATCCCAACGGTTGAGGCTTCGGCTGAAACTGTTCCAACAGCACCAATCTTTGCGGCAGCACGTCGCGAGACCCCACTTCCGACAGCAGTCGAGTACATCGCTGCTGCCATCTCAGGTGGCGATCAGTGGCGCGCAATGTCAGAAGCACTCCGTGCAGCTGCACCTGACATCGTCACAACCGACACACCCGGCATCTTGCCTACCCCAATCCTTTCCCCTGTTTACAACAACTTCATCGGACGCCGTCCAGTAGTTGACGCAATCGGCGTTCGTGCAATGCCTGCAGGCGGCAAGGTCTTCATCCGTCCCGAGGTCACCACGCACACAAGCATCGGTGCATCCATCGGTGAGCAGGCTCCAACCGCAGGAACAATGGTCGTTTTCAACAACCAAGTCACCAAGCAAATCTTCGGCGGATATGTAAACATTTCCGAAGCCGACATTGACTGGTCAGATCCTTCAATCTTGCAGGTTGTTCTTGACGACATGGGCCGTATCTACGCAAACGCAACCGACAACTACGCCGCTGACCAGTTGGTCGCAGGCGCAAGCGTCACACAAGCGTTCGCTCTCGCAGACGTGGCTAAGCCTGAAGTTTGGTCAGCCGAAATCGCAGAGGCTGCATCGACAATCCTCAGCTCGTCAGACGGCAACTTGCCGACTCACTTGTTCGTTTCACCAGATCGCTGGCGTAACCTTCTTGCACTTGCCGACACCGCTAACCGTCCGTTGTTCCCACAGGTTGGGCCAATGAACGCATACGGCGACCTTGGTGTGAACTCGTACGGCGGAAACGCTTTCGGGTTGTCAGTTGTTGTTGACCGTAACTTCGCCAGTGGCACCGCCATCGTTGGTGACGCTTCGGGCTACGAACTGTTCGAACAGCAGAAGGGCACCATGTCCATCGAGTCACCATCGACACTGTCACGCACAATCGCACTCCGCGGTTACTTCGCAGCGTTGATGATTGACCCAACTAAGTTCGTCAAGTTCACCTTCGCCTGATAACTAGGTAGTAGGAAAGGGTCTGTATGTCTGTTTACACAATCACTCATGGTTTTCACTTTGATGATGTGTCAGCCGTACAGACCCTGACCCCTTCCGAGGTTCAGCCGGGCGACAGCATCGTTGTCGCAGGCGCTGGCGCAAAGTTCAACGGCACTTTCACCGTTATAAGCGTTGAAGAGTGGGAGTACATCGGGAAAGACCAACAGGGCTATCTCGAGTTCAACTATGACGTGCCAAAACTCAATCAGGTTTTGTATGCGGTCACTGGTCAGGCTGACGATGAAGAGTACGCAGCGCTTGCTGGCACCCTGACGTTTACAGAGACCATCACTTGGACTACTTCAGCACTTGTGCTGTCTTGGTTGGGTATTGATGTGGCTACCGCTAACGACACGGCCTTCGTGGCTAAGTGTGTCAGTGCTGCTAACGCTTGGTGCTTCCGTAAACGCCGTGAGGCTGGATACACCGATCTGCAGGGCACCGTGCCTTCAGCAGACGTTGAGTTAGGCACCACGATGTATGCAGCAACGCTTTACCGTGAACGCGGAACCAGCGGTGACGCATACGGAGCCTTTGACGGGATGGGCAACCTCGCCCAACCAGTCACCCTCCACCGCATCATGCAGCTGCTTGGCTGTGGCAGGGCGCAAGTCGCGTGAGTTCTTCAGGCATCTTGTACGAGGCTGTAAACGCTTGTAAGACGGCGCTTACCACTCTCGGACTTGTGCCAATCACAGACCCTCGCAACGCTCGCCCATTGTCTGTTCTAATTGAACTACCCACCGTTGACTCGTTTACATACAACGTAGGCAACATCACGCTTCGACTTCGTGTTTTGGCACCGCCCCCGGGCAACCAAGACGCAGGCGATTACCTGATGCAAATCGCAGATCAGATAATGAACTCACCAATCGCGGTCACGGATTTACGTCCGGGCCTCGTATCCATCGGGGGGCAAGATTTGCCTTCCTATGACTTAACCGTTGCCGTAGCCGTACGGCGCAACTAACCAAAAGGAGCCCTCATGGCTACAACAACATTCCTCAGCAATGCCACGATTAACATCACGCAGGGCGCAACCACCACTGACCTTTCAGACCAAGCAAACGCCGTTTCCGTCATGGTCGGCGTTGACTCGCTTGAGTCCACCGCTTTCGGCGACACTGGACACCGCTTCACAGCTGGTCTTCAGAACGTCGAAGTCACAATGACTTTGTTCTTGTCTTATGGCGCATCTGAAGTTGAGGCGATCCTCAACTCTTGCGTGGGCACAGGTTCAACCGTGTTGACCATCTCCCCATCAGGAACCACTGAATCAGCCTCTAACCCTGAGTACATCATCACCAACTGCATGCTCAGCGACTTCACCCCAATCAACTCAA